GGTCCATCAGCACCTGCAACTGCCACTGACGCGGGCCTGTGAAGCCCTCCAGCGGCGTGCCGGCCTTACCCCACGGGAACGCCATCCTCACGAACGCGACCGGATCGTTCTTCACCTGCGCCGACCACAGCGTCGCCATCAGCTTCTGTTCTTCGTCCGCGCTATAAATCGGAACTTGCATTATTCAGCCTTTCCGCCGCCGATCATGTGGAGCGATGGATACATGCGCAGGATCTCCGGTAGGTGTCCCGCGCCCATAAAATACGCCCCGTCCGGCTGCGCTAACAGGAACTTATTGCGCCAGCGTTCGGCGCTTTTGGCGAACTTGTGCGGCTCCTTGCCGCCCCACATCCTGTCCTCACCTTCAGACAGAAACGCCGTCACGTTGCGTTCGGTCGCCGGTTTCTTTGATTGGTTGAGCATACCCATCTCAGACAAAAACTCGGTCAGCGTCTCGTCGTCATAGTCGCGGTCGTTAAAGTAGTTTACGTCGCTGTCGAGGATCGCTTGAAAGATAGTCTTGCTACTATCCGTTATGCGCGGCGCGGTATGATTTTCTTTGACGTTTGAGAACAGCACGAACAGGAACTCGACCGGGTAGCCCTTCACGGACTTAGCGAATTTGTCATCCCATGACCCTTTGTAGGGCACGTCAAAATATTCTTTGTCCGCCCCGTCGCCTTCGTACCACGCCCCGTCAGCGCGGGCGATCAGATTGATCTTGTCTATCAGATCCTTCGACAGCGGTGGTTTGCGCCCATGCGGCATCCCCACGAATACTTTGTTCGGGTTCTGGAAGATCACCCCGTATGGCGCTTGCATCTAATATCTCTCCTTGGATCACGCGCTGCTGCGCCTCTTCTAGCGCCGCTATAATAGATATGCGCTGCTCGACCTGCACCTGCACCGACTGCGGCGCTGTCCACTTGTGCACATGCTTGAGGATGTCCAGCGCCGCCTTGGTGTCGCCGCTGCGGGCGGCGTTGTGCAGCACCTCGGACATTTCGGCTTCACCCTCGGCGCGGCCCTTCTGTTCAGCATACTCCGCAATAGGGTCAAACTGCACGAGCCGCCGATATTCGGTTGGCGTCATGCCAGCGGCGTAGGCGAGCGTGTCGCCCTTCAGCCCTTTGCGGGCGGCCAAGTAGATGCGCTCCAAAACGGCTTCCGTCGCCTCTATTTTGCGCGGCTCATAAGGTAATGACTCGAACATAATAAACTTTTTAGCACGGTGCGTTTAGAAAATAAAATAAAAAAATTGTTCTTAATGCCTGCGTATTTCTTAAAGGAGATCCCTCGGCCCAGTCCCCCTCCCTGTTTACAATCCTATAGCATCATGAATGTAAACTTAAAGCATTACGTTAAGTTGACAATCAAACGTCGGATCGTCATGCAGTTGGAAGGTCGCGACAAGCGCCAGCAAAACGTCGGATCGTCATGACGACGCAGGTTCATGCAGAATGTTTGCGCCTGGACGGCGCGGGATAAAAAACGTCGGATCGTCGAATCGCCATGACGATTTCGGTCGCTCAAATCTTTTTGCCACCGCTATATTATTATGTTTACATTTATTCTAAAACTCACAGTACTTACACCCATGACGATATGACGATATGCAGGCCGCGCCTGGGGTTGAGCGGGCATTGCCGACGACGATCTCACAACTATCCGCGACTATATCCACAATTAATCGCCCAAAATGGGGCAAAACATAATAAAACTCTTTACGACCCTCAAAAAACGTGAGAGGATAACATATCCACAAAGGAGGACATGACATGAAGACGCGTAAGAACTCTAAGGTAAAGATCTGGTACATCTACGCCAGCACAGGCGACGAGATCGGGCAGTTCTCGTTCTATCGGAAGGAGATCAGAGCATATTTTCCCGGTAGCCGTATTGTAAAAAACCGCGTGTATCTGTAACATATCCACACAACAAAAGGAGACGACGATGACTGACAATACCTATAACGGCTGGACAAACTACGCGACGTGGCGGGTCAATCTGGAGATATTCGACGGCATGGATGTTGACGATATGGGATGGCGCGGGATGGACAGATGGGAACTTGCGTCTGTCCTGCGCGACTATGCCGAAGAGATCATAGAACAAACCGCGCCGGAAGGATTGGCGCGTGACTATGCGCTGGCGTTTCTTGATGGGGTGAATTATCGCGAGATTGCCGACATGCTTATCGGCCAGAACGAAGAAGCAGCATAATCACAGGCGGCGCTTCACGGCGTCGCCTATTTTGTAACGTATCCACAAGGAATAACGACATGACAAACTTAAAAGCATGGTGCGAAAGCAAATGGGAAGGCCCGATGCTTAACATCGGTCACGGCAACGTGTTCACGCAAGAAGGCGCGAACATTCGCGTGCGCGGCGGGAGCGCTCGCAATTACAAATCAAAAGAACAAAAAGCCTATGAGGCGCGATTCGGCATTTACAATGAAAAGCTAAAGCCCGTGATTTTGGCTGAAGCAACAAAAACCGATGGCGTTTATCGGTGGCCGGCACATAACAAGCCGGCGCCAGTCGTCGCAATACCGCGCAAGCGCGTCCCGAAGGCTAAACTAGAACAAGCCGCCGCTATTATCGCCAAAGTGCCGCAAGACGAGCTGGCGGCCTTCCTTGCCAAGTTCGGCCTGTCATTGTCGCTCGCCGCGTCCATCGCGTCGCTGGACAACGCGGAGATGATCGCGCGTCAATTCTTGAGGGCTACGCTATGATCGAACTAGAGCTAGAGGCGCAAGCAATACTAGAGCTTATTGACTTGTTATCGCGCACAAGTAACAAATCCACATATCTAAGCGACGCGCTGCTAACCCTGCGCGACGTTTACGACAACGCAGCCGAAGAATACTGGACAAACGTTTGGAGCAACCAATGACCTACCATATCGACTATGAACTTGATGAGTTCCAGCCGTGGCCGGGAATGGCGATATACGCCTATGGCGTTGCGACCATCACCTATAAATGGGAAGGGCGCGACCGCGACACAGGCGACGCTGCCGGCCCGTATGACATCGAGCTAGAACACCTCACAATAAGCGCTGACAAGGCTAAAGAGCCCGACCGCTGCATAGAGCAGACTGATCCGCTCTTCGCACGGATAGAGGCTATCCTATGCGCCAGCCGTGACGTGTATGCAGCCTGCAAGGAAGATTATGAGGAAGAGTGACCTGATAGCCTTCGCCATCGGCGCAGCGCTGGCAATACCCGCGCTGTTCCTTTTCCTCATTCACTTGCTAGGGGGGCTCTGATGCGAGTTTTAATCGCTTGCGAGTTTAGCGGGACAGTGCGGGACGCATTCACACGGCGCGGTCATTATGCCATGTCATGCGACTTGCTCTCGTCTGAAACGCCAGGCCCGCACCATCAAGGTGACGTGCGCGACGTATTGGGCGACGACTGGGATTTGATGATAGCGCACCCGCCTTGCACGCATCTTGCCGTGTCCGGCGCGCGCTGGTTCAAGGATAAACGCGAAGAACAGGCGGAAGCGCTGGACTTCGTGCGGCTGTTGCTCGACGCGCCGATCCCGCGCATAGCGCTGGAAAATCCCGTCTCTATCATTAGCAGCAAAATCAGAAAGCCCGACCAGATCATACAGCCTTGGCAATTCGGCCACGGCGAGACGAAAGCTACGTGCCTATGGCTAAGGGGGCTCCCGCCTCTGACGCCAACGGACATAGTGGAGGGGCGCACGGCGCGTGTTCACCGTATGCCGCCCGGCCCTGATAGATGGAAAGAACGTTCACGCACTTATGGAGGCGTCGCGGAAGCGATGGCGGCACAATGGGGAGCATAACCATGTCACGCATGAAAGATTATTTTGAGTTCAGCCAGCTCTTACACTGGCTGTCCGACGAGGCGCTTAACATCCTGCTAGAGACAGAGCAGGACGATTACCGCGCCAAGATCATCCAGAACGAATTAGAGAAGCGCGGCCATGCTCCGGCTTGACCTTGACACCGAACCCGGTGGGGTCATGACCCGCTGGAAGGTCGGAGAGGGGCTGTCGCTGCATCGGCGCGACGGCTCGCTCATAATGAAAATCCATGCGCCCTATGCTGACGAGCGTTCTGTCGTCACGGCGGCGCACGCGCTCAATTTCATGTTCAAGAGTCTAAAACATGCAAAAGCAAGAGATGATCGAAGAGATTCGGGAGCTGATCGAGGAAACAGCCCGGAATCATAACATACCCACCGAAGCCCTGACCGGCCACAACCGCCGCAAAGGGGTCATCTGGCCCCGGTTCGAGATTATGTGGCGCGCCAGGCACGAGCTGAACGCGCCGCTCCAGCTAATCGGACAAGTGCTAGGCGGGCGCGACCACACGACCATCATGCACGGGATCAAACGCTATGAAAACAGGTGAAGCCATGGCAATCTTAATCGCTGTTTTAATCGAGCTGGTGTTGGGGCTGAAATGACGTTCGAGGAACAATATCAGGCCATACAGGCCGTAATACCTGACCTGCCGCGTGACGTGCCGGCCTATCAGGTCAATCCACCCCTCTGGGCGTTCTGGCGCACGGTAGAGCCGTGGGCGCAAGAGAGCCCCGTCTTCACTGAAATGGAGATCGTGCGCCGGCTGGACTTGCTTTACATGGGCCAAGGCGTCTGCTAATAATCTTTTTGTGCTTTCTGCACGTTTCCTCCCAATGGTGACTGGCCCCGGCTCCCCCGCCGGGGTCTTTTTTAGTATCCGAGCATCGCCCGAAGATAATTTAAAACGCTCGGTTCATACTCTGGCCCTTGCGGCGCGACATAATCGCGCCCGCCGGCAAACGTAGCGTCAGGCAGCCGCTGAAAGCTCTGCGGCAAGATAGGCGCAGCCCCAGGCATTACGCCGGCCATAGACTGTCTAAAACGATCCATAAACGCTTGGCGCTTCACGGCGGCGTCAGCCGGGGCCATGTAGTACTGCCCCACCAAATCCGTGTATTGATGCGGCAGATAGACGCCTCCCTTACCCGCCGGCGCGGGCATGGGGACGCCTTGATAGCTGGCGATGTCGGCAATGGCCGGCCCAAAGTTCTCTACGTCAGTCGGGGCGTAATAATCCGTATGGGCCAGCATAGCGTTTCGCCGGTCCATCACAGCGTCCATGGCTTCCGCCTCCCTCTGTTTTTGTGTTATAGGGGCGAACATGTAATTGACGGAACCTTTAGGCATGACCGAGTCCGAGTTTGAACGCCGCCTGAAGGCGCTCCAGCAAGAAATATCTGAGTCTTATCTTAAAGGATATAACGAGGCCAGGCAACGCGCCCAGTGGACTATAGCGGCGGCCGTCGATGAAAGCACCCGTCTACGGAACGCGCTCGAATGGGCGCTAGACGAGGTTCAAGACGAAAGCCGCCGAGTCCGTATTCTAGCAGCAATGCACAGGCGGCAACCAACCAATCACGAACGAGACTGACCATAGCCTAGGCCCTCCAGCAGCTCGCGGGCCGTCTCATGGGCCTGACATAGCCCCTCGACGATCTCCGGCGGACACTCATCGTCCCCCGGAGTCGCCGCCCAGTCAAGGTAAAGATCAAGCTGATCGGTTAAATTCGCCAAGACGTTCATAAAGACCGGATAGGCGTCAACCTTTAAGTGGGACGACATTGTCTTTCCAGTCCGGTTCGACCATGTTGCGTAGCTTGGCTTTAGGCAACGCCGCTAGGTCAGGCCGCACGAATATGTGCCGCTTCGATTTATATTCAGGCGAGCTACAAAGCCCTTTGTCAACCCATCCGGCCTCTTTCAGAGCATGAAACAGCGCCGGCTGAACGATCCTTGTCCGCAGATTGTCCGGCGCGGCCTGTGACAACTCTTTAAGGATGATGTGCCAGGGGCCAGAGATGATGTCGGTCTTGAACGGCGATTCTTGCTTTTCGATAAGGTGATGAATGTAGCTCTCCGCGTTGCTCATGCCGGTGTAGATCAAACGCTGCTTGTATTCGGTCGCAAACGGAATCGCTTTCGGATTAAACTGCGACACGTCCCGCCCGCGCAACCAGCCCGCAACCGCCTCAAATCCACCGGCCTTATACCAGTCCCAGATCCGCGTCGTCTCCTCCGGCGTCATCTTCGGCGCGTCAGACCAGACGCAGAACCAGCGCCGGTCGTCACTGTCGAGCGTGATCGGCATGGATTCGTTCGTGAACGCCAGCATGAAGATCCGATTAGGCATCTCGAACGGATGCAAACCTTTGCGGTTGACCGTCAGCATCTCCGGCGGCGCGGCGATGATCGGCTTGAGCTTGTTCGCCAGCGCCCGGCGCTCTTTCGCTTCCGGCTCTTTCAGCTCGTTTAACACCATGATCTCAGTCTGATAATGGTAGCCAAAATCGCTGTTGATCTTATTGCTGTCGATCACCGCGACGTTTCTCATGTGCTCGCCGCCAACGGCCCAGAGCAGCGGATACCACATGGTGTCCTTGCCGATACCGCCGTTGCCGCCGTGCAGGATCGCGTGATTGATCTTCGTGCGCGGCTGCTGTGCCTTCACGGCCATCACGTTCCAGATATGCTCAAGTTCGCGTTCGTCCGGCACGAGACGCCGGCAATGGTCAATCCAAAGCTGCGGATTACCGGCGCTCTCGACCTTCGGCCTGGCGTCGCGCCAGACGTTGCCATAAACGAGCCCATCGCGCGCAACCTTCCAGTCGTCACCGGCAGCGTAGGTCATGCCTTTCAAGACATAACCCTTTTGAGCCTCGCGGTTTTCATCATACCAAACCGACGCCTCAAGCCGACGCGGTTTTTCGCCCGTAGACTTACATTCGACATGCCGGAAAATCGCGTTAAACGCGCGGCGGCTGATCTCTTGACCTGTCTTATGGTCAAAATAACCGTCATCATCGACGACATAAGCGAAGCGTTTATGCCATGTGGCGCGTTCTTCGCGCCCCGCTTGCTTGCGCTCCACTTCAGCAATTCGAACCGCCGCCTCGTCAGGAAACGCTTCGGTCGGCGTCAGCGAACTAATCTTGCTGGTGTAGTCGGCAATGAGATCGTCTCGCAGGCCGGGGATAGCGCGCGGCCCACCTTGTTCCGATACCCAATCGCAAAAGAACTTGCTATCAAGATGCTCGCAATGAGCGTGATAGCAACAGAATGAACGATCCTGCGGCTTATATCGCGCTTCAATCTGTCCATCTGTGTGTCCTTCATGATTCGGGCAGACGACGCCGCACCAACCTTCGGCGTTTACGCCGGACGTAACAAGACCGTTCTCGCTCAGCCACGCCAGCACTGTGTCATTGCCAGTGTCTTTTACTCTAAAAGAGACGTGTCTTGCAGTGCCAGTCTCAGCCGGCGTAACGCCAAGCGCCGTGCAAATTTCCGCGAGCGTGTATTCGTTCTTTGGGTGAAACTCTACTTCGCGACAGACAAACGCGTCGCGTCCCGGCTTGACGTTAACCGAGCCTGGCAGGCGACAGTTACGCACGGCGTTAGTAGCACCAGGATCGGTATAGCCAGCTTCAGCAATAGCGGTAAGAGCTGCACAATGTTCCTCCACGGTCGGCTGGTCGCTGTAAGCATACCAGTATTGATAGTTGCCGGGGCTTGTCTCGACGATAGCGGTCGGTTCTAGTGACGGAATCTTCGACTTGGTGCCAATGTCGTCCAGCATCATAAACAGCACATGCGTGCAGTTCGCCACGCTGGCGGACGGCTTGTCGCGCATACGATCCATGATGAACGAGCCGGTGTTGAGAAACCAACTCTCGCCTTCCTTACGCTTGTGCTTCGGCAGATACGCCGGCCAAGTGTATTTAGGCGAACCGTCCTTGTGCAGCTTGCCCGTGTCGATCTGTTTGACAATCAGCGCTGTCTCGCCTTTCGGCGCAAGAGATGTAAAATAGTTAATCATCTTTCCTCGCAAAATATTCCGCAGTCGATCTGCATGTTTTTTAACGGTCGGCCTGTCGCGCCTTCCGGTAACTCGTCGAGAAACATTCGTTTGTTCTTATATCGCACTAACCGCACACCTAGACTGCGCGATTGCGCTGCCCGGTCAGCGTAAACGTCAGGATATTCTTTACGCACTAAAGACCAATAAGTCGGTGACGTAGCTTTAACGCAGCCGATACAGTTGGCGTTAGGAAAGCCTTTGCTATAGATGCGCGGCGGCTGAATGCCAGCGGCCAAGATCATGTTGAGGCAATCCTGTTTTGTCAGGCCAGCGTCGATCAGCACCGGCAGCACGTTGTCACGTTCCGACAGGACGAAACGATCAAACCGATGGCGCTCGTCGACCGTAAAACCCAGCACATGCCAGTCGGCTTTATTGTCGCGTTCCCATTCCTGACGGGCGCGTTTCTTTAGCTCGACCGTGCAGACGGCCCCAGTCGGGCCAGACATAAACCCGCGCTTCTGCCATATATCGCGCGCCGAACAGGACGGGTATTTGCTATTGACGGCGCGTTCGATCTTGACGCCAAGCCATGACTCAACGTCGCGCAAGAAGCGCTCATTGTCTTCGTCCTCTTCGACGACCGGGTTGTTAATAACCCGAACGTCAGAATATCTCTCTAGCGTTAGCTTTGCGGCAACTGCGCTGGCGGCTCCGCAAGAAAACCAAACCGCAATCATTTGCCGTATCTTTCCATAATGGTGGCTTCTACTTCTAACGGCAGACCTTCCGCCCATGCAGGCGGCGTCGTCATTACTTCTTCAAGGAGCGCCTTCGCCTCTTCGGGCCGATCAGACTCCAGAACAATTTCATCGTGAACATGCAACACAACGTCAGGCAGACGGCGCAGAGCCTCACGTAGAAGATCATGGGCGGTCGCTTGTGTGACGTTCTCGCAAGCCAGCCCTCTCCAGAGCCGACCCCGAGGCCACTCTTTAGCATCCGCCGCAGGCTTCCAAGACGCCTTTGAATAGGTGATCGAACCATCTTCTTCAAACCGGGCGTTCGGGTAACAAAGCACCCGGCCAGAAGGCAGAGCATACCAAAGGTGCTGTTTGTCGGCCAAGTATTTTACACGACCAGCCTCAAATATTTTACCTAGATTGCGCAGCGCACGAATGTAAGCAACTTCAAGATCAGACCAGAACGGCACTGACCACGGGTTAGCTTGACGCCAGGCGTCGACCATACGCTTCGCTTCAGGCTCCGGCAAATGCAGGCCATAAGCGCGACCCATCGCCGCAAACGCGCCAACGCCGCCGCCGAATCCGCACGCAAGTTCTTGAACTTTACCGACTTGTCTCTGCGACTTGTCAACCTGTTCATATTTGACGTGAAACGTCGCAGCAGCGTTTACAATGTAAGGATCAAGATGATCGCGGAACGCTTGTAACTTATCCTCACCGCGACCGGACAACCACGGATTAACGCGGCCTTCGATGGCCGACCAATCCGCGACGACGAACTGCTTGCCGGGCGCAGGGATCAGGGCTGGCCGAAGCATACCTCGCAAAACGTCCGTGACTCTTCGTCCGTAATTAGGCACGATTGCATGACCCCGAACCATTGCATGTCGCACGGCTTCCGGGTCATCGGCGCACTTACGTGTGAAGTTGTGGACTTGCGCACCATACGAGGAAGCGCGTCCCGTGGCTGATCCGCCGGCAAAGACAAAAGCGCCTCGAACACGACCATCAGCACAAGCAAGGTTATCAAGGCGATTAAACTTAGCAACAGAAGACGCCCATAGGTCATCGGCGCATTGTATGACTTCTCTGACATCGGGAGGCACCTCCTCTGGATCGTCTATGGCCAGTAGGTTGGCCCGAACTGACTTGTCGATTGAGACTTTATCGGCACGTTCCATAAGTTTACGCGCTTCTGATCCAACACGTTCGAAGACCCATTCTCGCATTCGAGGGCTTCTGACAGTCTGAATCTCACCGTTCGTGACGGTCTTAACCGTAGCTTCGATCTCTTGAAGTTCATCAGCCGCATATTTGACCGCCGCGCGGCATAGACGCTGATCGACAAGAACGCCACGATCATTGATGCGCTCGTTAGCATGATAGTCCTCTAGTTCTTCATCGGTGAGATCACGCATGGCTTTGCTGACAGCGCGCATGGTCCTGACATCTTGTTCGCAGTATTCGATAAGCTCAGGTATGAGATCGTCACGGTAAGGAGGAATACAGCAAGCACGGACCAAAGCATTGCCGCGATGATCTTTGCGCATTTCAGTTCCAGCGAAGCGACCGACATCTTCCAGGCTTCCTGGCGCGCAGTTGGCTCTGGCTTGTGCTGCGGTGCAGTAGAACTGTTCGAGTGGTATGGGCACGCCAAGCACATGCCAGAAGATGAGCCGCTCAAAGGCGGCGTTGTGGGCTCGTATCTGTCCTTTAATCTCTGGGAAAGGCTCGCCCATGCGCCATGTCCGAACGGGATCGTCGCCATAGGCGTAGGACATACAGATAACTTGCGTGGATGGATGTCGTGCATAGTTATACACTCCCGCTGTTTTTAGATCGCATTCTGATCTTGTCTCGAAATCTAGCCAGATCATTGCAGCCCGCGCGGGTCTACTACGTTATAGCCGCTAACGTCGCGTTCATGCGCGTTAGAAATAGCCGATAGAATGTCCTTCATAACCCAAAGTGGCGGCTGAGATACGGCTATGACGACGCTTAGATTATCTACAAGCCCCCAAATTATTTCCTGCTGAGCTATAATGGATTTATTCTTAACCATGTATTCGTTACATGTGTTAAGAATAGCCGCCGACGCTGCGGACGGGTCTATAAGTTTATCAGTCATTGTTCGTCTCCGCTAATTTCCGGTATGCGCACCCAAAATCTTAAGCCATCATCGGCGTTAAGATACATGGAGTAAACGCTGCCGTCTTCGCACAGCGCGTAAAGTGTCTCTACGGTTTCGTCGCTTATCGCCGCTATTTGAATGATCTTCTTATTCATTGTTGCTTTCCCCATAGTGGTAGCCAAGATATTCACCGTTCGGGCCGTTGTAGATCGTCATGTTGCCGACCTTCGGCGCTGAGATCATGCCCTGCGGCGTGTAGTAGAAGTTCTCGTTAGGATAGCTTAGTTCTGTTGCGACTGGCCCGTTCGGCCCACCCCAGACTGAGATCTCTTGAGCTGCTGCTGGTGATGCCAGTAGCGTGACTGTGAGTAGGATTCTAACCATGACACAAACACTCCCGATGCTAGGCCAAAGCCGTAAAAGAAAAGATACAGCGACAAATCTTCAATCATTCCTTCTCTCCCAGATAAGCGGCGCGGGCGGCGCGGAGGTCGCCAAGACGCATCAACACAGTTGACGTAAAGTCATCAGCGTAACGCTTGTCGTCAGCCATGATGGAAAAGTCACGCTGTAGCATTTCGTCAAACGGTTTCAGCGCCGCCATAAGTTCCTCAATCGCGTCGGCGGCTTTCCGATATTCTTTTAGCCATTCGGTGAAGTTTTGTTCTAGGTGTTCTATCTCGGCTTCCAGTTCCGCAACCCGTGCCCGTAGCTGGTCGTTCACATGCAGCGAGACCTGTAGTTCGGCCTCTAGGTCGGTGATGGCGTCGGCGCATGAGTTCGCAACTTGCGTATCAAAAAAGCGCAGCCGTGCGATTAGGTCGGTGTAGTCAGTCATGTCTTATCCTTTTCATCACGCGGCCAAAGTCCGGTGGTATGTCCGTGCATTCCATTTTCACCGCTTTGCGGCGGATCTCGCAGAGCGCTGACGTGACTTGGTGAGGTGTCTTGCCTAGCTGGTTTGCTACCTGCACATGGTTAAGACCTTCTTTTATTAGCCGGATTACTTCAGACTCGAAGAAAGAAAATCCGTTATCCGATTTAGTATTATATACGACGATCTTACGCTCCAAAGGCTCCAGCGACGACGGGTCGGCCAGACCTTTTTTGTGCGCGTAAAGCACCGTCGTATGATCGCGCTTAACGTAACGACCAACGCCAGCGTATGACGCATTCGGGATCTCTTCCATGCAGCGGAATATAAATTCGCGCCGCGCCTGCGTTATGTGCGCCAGTCGAGATACGCCAAGGATCGATTTGTAAGGCACCTTATGCTTGCGTGCGACTTCGCCTAAGATCATCCGGTATGTCGTCGGCATCCCGCTAGTCGGTGTGTATTCAGCATTGACCGCTGCTTCTAGCGCCATGCGCTGCTGTGGGGTCAGTTCAGGCTCAGACTCCAGCATACGCAACGCCCGCGTCGCCACGCGAAGCCGATGCTTACGCGCTGCGTCAGTCTGCGATGGTGGTTTGCGTTTCGGGCCGTCGTAGCCCGCATACGGGAACAGATACGCCATTCTTTCGCTCCGCTATTTCTTTCATTTTCTTGATTAGTTCGCTCTTATCGACGCCTAATTTTGGGCGACCGATGCGGTCCCATGATTTTGTCGTCTTAGCTTTTCGCCATTTAGACATTTTAAGCCCCTCATAAAAAAGGGCGGCGCAGCTCCCCTACGCCGCCCTCCTATTATCAGCCGCGACGACGACGGCCAGTGTCACCAGCGGAGCCATCGACCGATTCAGCCGGCGCACCGTCGAGCGAGATCCAGTCGATCACATCAAACACCGGGGTGTAGACGCGACCGTAGGATTTGTGCTGATAATATTCCGAGCCGAGTTTCACGACGGCCACTGGCGCGTCCTGATTCTTCTCGACCTGATCGGCAACCTTCATGGCAAGCTGGTGCATAGCGCGCTTACCGCCAACGGACGTGACCGTATAGCGCGCTTCCGTGCCAGCATCCTCACCATCAAGGCACTTGACGCTCATGCCAACCTGCGGCTCCCAACCACGCTTAGCGCCAGGCGGTGCCACGTCCAGTTCGGGAAGCGGCTCCGTGATGGACACCATCTTCTCGCCAAGCACTTCGCCTTCGCCCCACGCAATGAAACCGTGAACGAACGAGAACGGATTGACCGCCCAGCGTCCATCTTTGTCGATCTCAGTCTGATCCGCACCGTAAACCCAATGGCCGGTCTTATCCATTTTCAGGATGACCGAACCAACTGAAGCCTCAGTATCGAGTTTACGCAGCGACTCAGCCAGAGACGCAGCGGTGGGGAGATTGGCGTTGCCGAACTTCACAATATTAGACATTACTTGACCTCAAGTTTAGAGAAGGCAGAACGAATGTCCTTGCCTATCGTAAGCACCGCCGGTCGGGGATCGCTCTCCGGCGCGATGGTGTTACCTGTTGAAACCGCGACGACCAGATCTTTTGGTATAGCTAGTCCATGTTTCTTAGCTACCTTCTCAATCTGCGCTGGCGAGCGCAACGTCGTCTCGATTAATTCCGAATTATCCAGTCCCATTTGCTCAAGAGCTTCTCGCGCTCCTTCAGCATCAACCCATTGACGAGTGGCGCGCTTGGGGACGAGCTTCCATCCCGGCACAGGTGCGTTGTTTTCCAGCATCGTCTGGGCCAATTCACGGACGCTTTTAGCCCATTCTTCCGCAAGGATCGCAAACGCCAGAGCATTACCGACTTTCTCCACGTCAATAGCTTTAACTTTGGTCGCAACAGCGCGCTCAAGCTGACCTGTAAGCAGAGGGCAGACAGGTTTAGCTGCGCACCAACGACAATGATCTCCAGCAGCATATGGCGCGTTAGGCTTAAATGACGCCTGCACAGCATCATACAGCGTGCGCTCGAACGCCTTGATGCGACCGGGGGTTGTAAGCCAACGCTTTACATACGGCGGCTGCACGATGATGAGTTCGATCTCATCAACGCCTTCAAATACCCAGCGCAGCGCTTCCGTTCGCATACCGGCGGCGGCGTAGAACATAAGCTGTTCATTTTCTTCGGCGTCTACCGCAACGCCATCCCCGAACTTCCAGTCGAGGACTATCGCACGATTGCGAATACGGCCAGCGAGATCGCAAGAACCGTAAACTCCGGCAAGAAAGTCGTTAAAATGGACATTCACCTCCGTGGCAAACTCAAGCTCCGCATTAGGGTCGATCTCGTTCAATGAGTCAAGCGCTAGGATTAGCTTCTCATTGTCAGGATAATCTTCAACGCTGCCGCCATGCGACAAGATCATGTGCATGGCGTCATGCAGACGCGAGCCTTCTTCGGCATATTTAGAGCTTGGCTTTTCAGGGACTGTGTTAACAAGCGCCCGCGAACCGGGGCAGTTAATCAAGCGCTTAGCGGTCGAACCGCCGACGATGTTGCTGTGTGACATTACCATACCTTTCGATGATTCGACACTAGACAATCTGTTATGGATGTGTCAAGAACTTTTTTATGCTTGAGAAAGACATTGAAAAGTATCTTGTGAAATGCGTCGCGCAAGCTGGCGGCAAGGCTTACAAATTCGTGTCGCCATCCAATCGCGGCGTGTCTGATCGGATCGTTTGCTTACCGGACGGCACTACGCATTTCATAGAGTTAAAGCGTCCCGGCGGTAAAATATCGCCACTACAAGCGATGTTTGCGCGTGACATGGATCAGCTCAATCAGAACTACGAAGTTCTATGGTCTAAGGAAGAAATTGACCGATGGATCTCAGACCATACCAGCATATTGCCGCAGATTTCCTCTTCAGCCGCGACCGGGCCATGATCCTTGCGCCAGTCGGCGCGGGCAAGACAGCGATCACGTTGACGGCGATGGCCGACATGACCAGCAAAGGTCATTGCGACCGCTGGCTCGTGTTAGCGCCCAAGCGCGTCTGCACTGACGTGTGGCCTGTCGAGCGTCCTAAATGGGCCGAGCATTTACGCATGAGCGTCGCAGTCGGCACGCCGGCGCAACGTAAGGCAGCGTTCGCGGCTGATGTCGATATAGTCGTCACCAACTATGACAACATCCCGTCGATTGATCCCAAAGACTTTGACGGTATCGTCTTCGACGAGCTGACGCGGCTGAAGAACCCGTCCGGCAAACGCTTCAAGCACCTGCTTAAGATCCTTGACAAGTTCAAGATCCGCTGGGGTCTGACCGGCTCGTTTACATCGAACGGTCTGGAAGACGTGTTCGGCCAGTGCAAGGTCGTCGATCAGACGCTGCTAGGCCGCAGCAAAGGCGCGTTTCTGCAACAGTATTTCTACTGCGTGAACCGCGACTACGGCCAATGGGAACCGCTGCCGCAGGCGCTCCCAAAGGTCATGGAGGCGATCAAACCGGCGACTTATGTGCTGGAACCTGGCGAGTATAAGGACAAGTTGCCGCCGCTCAACATCGTCGAGATCCGGTGCGATCTTGAGGATCGCGGGCCTTACGAGAACATGAAGAAGGATTATGTGCATGAAGAGATCACGGCTCCGACAGCGGCTGCTGTCACAAACAAACTTCAGCAGCTTACCTCCGGCTTCGCTTATGATAGTCAAGGCCATGCTCAGTGGTTTGGACGCCAGAAGTTTGAATCTCTCCGAGACATCCTCGACGAAAACCAGCGCGACAACACTATCATCGTCTACAATTACAAAGAAGAGTTAGCCGAGCTTCAGCGCAGCTTCAACGTCACGACGATTGACGCGCCGGACGCCATTGAGCGCTGGAACGCCGGCAAGATCGAACTGCTGGCGATCCACCCTAAGAGCGCCGGCCATGGGTTGAACCTTCAGTTTGGCGGCAATAAGATCGTGTTCCTCTCGCTGCCGTGGTCGCTGGAGCTGTTCGAGCAGACGGTAGGCCGGCTGCATCGCAGCGGCCAGACGCGCGAAGTCTGGTGTTATCTCATCATGTGTAATAAAACTATTGACGAACGTATCCTGTCTAGCCTACAAGACAAGAAATCTTTAGCGGAAATCGCCCTTGCAGAACTTAACATGGAAAACCCTTAACGATCAGCTTGCTGATCTTACCGAGACAGAAGTGAAAGATCTTCTGGAGGATGAGATGCGTCACGCCCGGCGCTCTACGATCCTAGTGCGGCTGCATCAGCGCTTCACAGTGCTGAGAATGTTGCGAGAAAGGGCGGCCATTATGGAGATGATAGATGAATCCTCAAGAACTACTGCTGCAAGCCGCTAACATCATCGACCAGCGCGGTGAGGGCTACGGCGGTATAGAGAACAATTTCCAGCTTGCGGCGGATCTGGCGACGCTGCGAATTGGGCGTGATTTTCACCCCTACGAGATCGCCATTATCCTTGCTTGCGTCAAGAACGCCCGCGCGTTCAACTCACCGGCGCACCAGGATAGCCATGTTGACGCTGTGAACTATGAACTGTTCGCGGCGACGTTTGCGGATGATTACGCCATGTCGCGCCAGCAGGTCCAGTATAAGACGCGCGCTAACCTAAAGCCGGCACGTTCGGCGAAGCTGACCGTAATCGACGACAAGCCGAGCGACAGCGCTGTCGTTGGGGAGAGCGCGTAATTCTTTAGCCGCTTTGGTTTGGAGTTCGGCTGAATAGTCGACCAGCGGGGGACACCTGCTGGTCGACTGACACCCACTAAAACTTGCCAGCATCAAGATCAGCGGCAGTTTCATCTTTGGTTTTAGGTTCTGCAACCTGACCCTTTCAATCATTCGGCTTGGTGCCGCCGGTCACGTTCCAGTCTTTAGCGGCGACAAGACCAAGCGCGACGAGCGCGTTCTGAAGATCGGACCAGTTCACGTCCTTGGTCTGCCAAGCATGGAACAGCACCGACAGAAGCGTCAGAATACCGGGGATCGTGGTCATCCAGTTAACTAACATTTTTGTCTCCTTTAGTTACATGGCCGCGACGTGCTATCACGGGCGATACATTCATAATACTTAAGGTCGGCGCACCCGCTCAGCGCGAGCATAAGCCCCGCACAGCAGCATAAACGTCGTTTATCCGGTTTGACCAACCACGACCAAAGGTAGCCCATGTCGGTAATCCTTTTAAGAAGCCCAGCCGCATGTCTGTCAGTCTGACACCAAGATAGGCTTTAGCGGCGGCGATTGTCTTGGGGCCGATCTGGCCGTCTTGCGTGACGCCGACCAGTGACTGAAGATATTTCGAAGCCCGACTCACTCCTGAGTTAACGGCAAAATCGAACACAGCCATGTCAAGCCCATCCGGCAGATCATCGCCACGGATCTTATCCCAATACTCTTGTTTGTAGATCGCCGCGACTTCTGAGTCAGCGATCTGGAATACGTCCTTCTGGCTAAGCCCGTGCTTCGCCCGCCACGCATTATAGGTGTTCTGCGTGACGCCGTAAGCCGTGCGGCCACCAGGATCACGCGGGTCATCGACCTTGCCGCCCTCGTAACGCAACGTCGCCTTCAGCGCGGCGTCATAATTCTCTTTCATCGGTCAGCCTTTGTGCTGAGAAGATCACGGATGCGGTCGAGCCGCTCAAACACTTGGTTCAAGGTCGAGTTAAACTCTTCGCGAGTGATATAGCGCCCGGCGACCAGCACCTCGATGTTGCCGACCTTTTCGGCCAGCTCTTTGTCGGCTTCCTGTAGATCCTTCACAGCCGCCCAAACGGTGTTGAGCGTCCAGCCGCCCAGCACACCGATGACGCCGATGGCCACATCAAAGAGAACTTGATATTCGACCATCATTGCCTCGACATTGCGTTTCGATTTTGACCACGGCTAAGAACATTGACCGCGCCTACGACAGCCGGCACTTTAGATTCGGCGGACGGTGGCGTAGTTTTGACGCGGGGTTTGGTAGTCCCTTGCTCCAATATGGTCAGCACACGTTCTGGGTTTTCGTATAAGTCGCGCGCAAGCCGCGCAGACACCCGCGCGTTCTGACGTTTCTGGAGAAACCGCTGCGTCGCGTGAATGAGATTGTATGGGTATGACAGCGGGTTATACCACTGGAACGCAACTTCTTCGGCTGCTTTTTCACCTAAGTTAGCGGGAGCTTTAGCTGATAGGCGTTCCATCTGCTTCATGCGCGCCAGATCGTCGATAGCCAACTTGATGTCATTCTTTTGAGCGGCGCTATAGCCACTAATATCCGCGCGCAACTGTGCATCGGTGCTAGGCGCGGTTTTGGAGACTTCTTTAAGTTGAAGCTGATCTTCAGCCAAAGCGCGCAGAGCGTCGTATTGCTCCTTGCCGACTGCGCCAATAATGGCGCGACGCTGATCGGATAGCTTTTTAAGCGCGGCTTTAGGTTCGCCAGCCGTGACATTTTCTAGCACACGATCTGATACTTCTTTGGCCAGCGCTTCTAACGCTTCAGGCGATTTGCGCAAACGCTCTTTAAGAAAACTCATCTCTTGCGATGATTTCTCAGCTCTATCTACAAGAGCGCGCCAATCAGTCTCTTTAAGCGCTTTCGCTTGTTCGGTGAGTTTTGCAATACCAGTTTGCATTCTAGTAGCGCTGCGCTGAACTTGACTAATGATGTCGTTAACATCGGAGCCTATTACATCTAAAGGCTCCCGATATTTTTCGACAAAAGACGCTAGGGCTTTTGGGTCGACTATGCCATCCGTAACGGCTTCTTTGCGCGCCATGGCCAGAATCGCATCATTTACATCCGACATGACCGCCGGATTATCGCCGAAAGTTGTCGCAAATTGCCGTGCGTTGCGGCCATCGGATAAGAATTTGGCGACCGTTGTGTCTGGAGGCAGAACGGTTTCGTTTTTAATATTTGTCCGAAATAAATCGCCAGACACGCCCGTTCGATAAGGTTTTACGATCTTATCAACAAAAGCCTTATTAGCGTCTTTCCAAGCCGTCCGCGCTTCTTGAGGTATGGTTTCACTGGATTCGACAATATCAGTCAGTCTCTTTTTGAGCTGAAGCAAATGCGCTTTGCGCGTATTGGCCTTAACGTCATTAGGAGAAGCCCTAAAAACTGAGGATAATTCAGCGTTTATGGCCTTGTTAAGTTTGCCGATTGAGCGAAACGACGCCATGACCGGAGCGGCTTCAGTTGGTTCAGCGTAATACCCCGCGCCTTCACCTAAAGAAACCCAATCGCCTTTTGCTTGCGGACGCTGTTTAGCTATGTATTCCGCCAAAGATCCCGGCACGGTAGCAGGCGAAAATTCCGCCGTTGGATCTGCAAGAATGTTTTCAGCCTGCTTTACGACAGGCGCTATATTTTCTTTTGCTCGCCCCCATTTGCCGGCAAAAGGTTTCTTAAAAATATCCTCCATTTCCTGACTGGCGAGCTTTTCACCTTCTTTTGCCGCCGCTTGGATAGAAACGCCGCGTTCATAAAGATCTGTTGACGGCAAATACCGCTGAAGCGCGCCAAGTTCAGATTCAAGCGCTTTACGTTCTTCAGCCAGATTGCGCAAAGGCACGTCGCGGATAATGCGCGGATTTGCCAATTCTTCCGGTGATAGCGCGCCAGCGCGCTCTTGGATTGTAGCGTCCACTCGCGCCAACTGGTCGCGGATAGCCGCAGCCTGCTGCTGCGGGCGCTCAAGAATAGCGCGACCAGCCGGCGTCTCAACGCCGCCGTAGCTCTTTTCAAGCGCGGCAAGACCCGGCAGTTCTACACCGCCAGCCGCTGTCGCTTCCGCCAAAGACGGCGCAGGCATACCAGGTGTGCGCGGGATCTGAACGCCTTGCTCATAAGCAGCGCGAATATCCGCCGGTGCGACTGGCCCTGTAAGCGCGGCAAGCCGGTTCTGAATCGCCGCTTCGTCGCTAGAAATCGGCAGAACGCGCCCGATCATGTTACGCGCGCCGGCTTGCGCTGCTTCTGCGCTTGTGCCAATAGCGCGTCCGGCGACTCGCGCCGCCGTGCTACCAAGCGCCGGCAGCGTCGAAACATCCATAGCAAAGCGTGAGGGCTCAGTAACAGCGGTCATATACGCTGCCTGCGGAGAGCCATACGCGCGAGCATAATCGGCTAAGACATTAGCCGGAAGTGACCGTAGCTGTTCTCTCGCAGCGACATCACCCATAGCGGCTTGGCCAGCCATAAGAGGCAGACCAACAACGCCTTTTGCCATTTCTACGGCGGGTTTCATGGGCTCGCGGGCGATATTCATGCCGGCAATAGCCGCGCCGCCGCCTAATAGCGTGCCAATGTCAAGGAGGTTGCTAACCGCTTCTTCACCTGTCTTGGGCGCAGTTCCGAAGAATGGTTTCTCAAATACCGGCGAAACAGCTTTCCGTTCAGGAACGCCGCCGTATTGAGAAATTATGTCGGAGTAATCGCCAGCCGGTGCGCCGCCGTATTGCGAGATAATGTCTGAATAGTCGGCCATTAACGACCTCCCCGCGCCGCAATAGCTGCGCGAACTTTATCCGCAACACTCGCAGGGAACTTATGCGGCCCCTGACCGGGGATGTCTATAGTGACCATCTCTTCGCCGCCGGCTTTGCCACGTGTAGCCGCCGCGCCTTCAGGCGTCGCCACGCCGCGCAGTCGGCTTAACTGCGGCGCTTCTTTATACGGCACGCCCGCACGACGCGAGAGCATACGCACGGCTTCATCGAATTTAGCTAGACGATCACCGACTGGAACTGCCGTGTCGTCAAGACCGCCAATAGCTTCCATGACAAATTTACGATCTTCGTCAGTAAAGCTCTTGCCGCCAAGACTGCCGCCAACTTTATCCAAAAGAGCGTTTTTCTGCGATGAACTGAGACGCGCTTCGCCGCGTGTTCCTTCCGTAGACACGCCAAAAGCCCGCGCAAGACCGTAAAGAACCTGCGTAGGCCGACCGCCACCAACGGATTCCATTAACTGCGCAGGACGCGATGCACCCGTTTCCGGGTTATATTCGATAGCGTCAAGGAATTTGAGCGCCGATTTTTGTCCGGCAGCTTCTTCCGTGCCTATCGGAGCAGGAGTAAACGATTTTAATGGCTCTCGAATGCCAGATTCTTGAGCCTTGGTTGCTCCACCACCGCCAGCCCAGCGAATAAGATCACCCGCCGTTTTAGCCTTGGCAAAAACTTCAGGGTTAGCTTTAATCGCTTTAGGCGATAATAGTTCCGACACTGGCGTATCTGGTGACGCGCCAAGCACGTCAAGCGCGCCATCAGCACCAAGAAAATGCGCTAGGTAGGTATTGCCTTTAGATGGCTGAAAGCCTGCATCACGCAACTTCTGTTGATTAGCCGCCGTAAACGCCTGAAGCATAGGCTCTTCAACTGGCACGCCATCAATCATAGTGCCGCGCTGCGCCAGAATTGCTTCTTTTGACATACCTTTAGCGCGATCAGGAAAAGTCTTGCGATAAGTGTCGACAAACGTGCTGTCGATGAACTGACCTATGCCTTGCGCCGAAGAACGCGGATTTTTGCCTGTGCCTTCGCGGGCCATCGTGTAGCCATACTGCGCCGCTTCTTCCGGTGTATAAGTAACGCCAGTGCCTTTCACGCGATAGCCAAGAAGGTTTTTATTCGCGTCTTCCATCGGTTCCAGATCTTCCGACGCAATACGCGAACCCGAAATTTCTTGCGCCGGCCCTCCGGCAGGACTGACACGCAGCATACGTGTCTGTGACCCAAATTGCTGTTGCAAGATCTGCGGTTTCAGGTCCGCGCCTTGCATAGCAATCATTTGAATCGACTGCGGGTCATATGCTTCCGGCAATGTCGCGGCGGCAAGCGGAAATGTCTCTGCGACCTGTTTACGCCAAGACGGGTAATTTTGCGCGTTTATGCGCGGGGTCATGTTAACGAGATAGTCGTATTTTTTAGACGCTATCTCAAATTCTTTCGCCTGCTGTTCGGCCTGTAATTTATCGGCTTCACGAATGTCTTTATTAGCCGCATATCCCGCCGCTGCTTCAGCAAGCCGCATTTGTTGTTCTAAACGCTGCTGTTGGAGCGCATTTGCTGCAAGCGCCTGCCCCTGCGCAAACGAACCCATGAGGTTCAAATTCGGCGTTTCGAACTCAGGGATAGGACGATATTGAATTGGCATCGTAAATTACCTTAGCCAAAGAGAGATTTACCCATACCAGCCTTATAGCCAGCATACGTCCCGCCAGCTTGAAGCGCCTGCCCAAGCAATGAAGTCATCGCATTCGTCGGCCCCATATACGCCGCCGCGTTATTAGCGCCGATGTTGGCGTAACCCTGACCGATGTTCTGGCCTAGCTGGTTATAGTTGCTGGCGAGTTGCTGTCCCGTGCCGGTATAAACATTGGCGAGATTAGCGCCGACATTGCTCATGCCCTGCGCCGCGCTCATGCCTGAACTGCCAAGACTTTGAAGCGCCTGTGTGGCCGCTAGGCGGTTCTGCATAAACCGATTATAGGCATTACCGTATTCGGTAGAGGCTAGACCTTGACTGTAGTTCTGAATGCCTTTTAGCGTTGAGCCAGACAAAAGACCGCCGCGCGCCGCTGCTGATTGCTGGAGCGCCTTCATGCCCTGCTGTTCGCGGAACGCATAGCTAGGGTCCATCTGAAGCTGCGCAAATGTCGGCATTTGCGTATATTCGCCGTTCGGCCCGTATAGCGAGGCGAGCTGATTGATAGCGTTCACGCCGACAGTCTGATAAGGCGTAAAGGCTTCCATGCCTTTGTTCAGCGCCCCAGCGGCCTGCGTCTGCCCTTGCTGAAGCGCGTTTTGAGCCTGCGCGGCCTGTTGGGCCTGCGCAATCATCGCCAACTGAGTGGCTTGATTCTGAGCCGCTGCGGCTTTACCCCAACCCATCGTTAGATCCTTCCTACCGTGCCGTCAGGGCGGCTCACCATGCCAAGTCGCTCAAGAATACCATACATATAGTCGTGGCCATCGTCTACCCGCGTATAAAACTTGGGGTGCGCGACTATCTGCCTCAAAAGCCCTTTTGTCAGCCACTTACGCCGCCATTCAGGCAGAATGGAGACATGAACTTCGCCATCATCTGATATAAACAACGCGCCTATCGGTTGGTCGTCGCGCTCTATGACGTCAACAGTCCAGCCTTCAGCGCTCTTTACATGCTCTTCGTAACTTATCGGGTATCCCCAATCAGTCGCTTTGTAGCCGATGCGCAGCGCCGTTTCGCGGTCATTTATGATCCGGGTCGTCATTGCGTAATTGTTCGGCCCGAAGCGCGGATATTGATGCTGGTTCCAGAGCTAGCGATTGTAGACACAAAATCGCCCGCGCCAAGAACCTGCCCGACAATTTCAGGAAACGTATAGGTTTCGCCCGGCTGCAAAGATTTTGTTTTAACGATCAGATTTGTGTTGGATGCAGATCCGCCCGATGTCACAAGATTGACCGATAACGTGTATGTAGCCGAATCATAGTTAGTAGCCGTAAACTTGTCTATGATTGTGGTCACACCTGTCGACGTATACTGCGTGGTCTGCGACGCCTCCGCAATTTTTGCCGGCACTAAAACTTTTACATATACGGCCATTTCAGCCCCCTATTAATTTACGCTGCGCGATTGCTCAAACCAGTTTGTAGCGCCAGATCTATACAAGAGCTGCATATAGTCGGACGTTGATGAGGTAAAATTAGCGCCGCCTGCAAGATACATGGCGTTTGTCAACGTGGCATTGGCATTGTCAAAATACAGCCGTATGACTTGCTGATTATAGCCGTTATTAAAGAAAGTTATATTTCCCGGCGCGGCTAAAGATACGCGGAAGGTATTATACCCCGCCACGCTGGGCGTGCCAGCCGATGAAATAGTATATTCATAGTCCCAATCAGTCCGTATTTTATCATTGTAGCAGACGCCAGCGGGTGCGTATAAGTATAGCCGCGTTACGCCAGTTATGCTGTTATTTTTCAGCATATATGGGCCATATTGCGACGTAGATATACCTACACTCATGGTTACAAAATGAGCGCTTCCTGAACTGGATATAGACCCGATATTATTGGATATGTCTATATCCTCAAAATACGCGGCATCGTATTCAGAGATGTCTATGATTGTCTTGGTTAACGGATACGCACGATTGGCGTCTATGATGTTTTCCGCAAATTTAAGCCGTTTTACGTCCGTTATAACTATGTCGGCGGAATTATACGCGCCATTGGTGACAAAAGTATTGCCAGTAACATTTACGAAATAGCACTCCCCGGTAGACCCCGTGCGGCCCACTTTAAGTGAAACGCCACGAGTATTATAAAAAGTATTTCCTGTCACCGTTATGGCAGAAACAATCGTCGTCGAGTCTTGGTCAACAATTAATGCTGCGTCGCGGCAATCTAAAAAGGTATTAGCGGATATTGATATGCCAAAGCATCTGGCGATAGCTATTGCGGCGCGGCCTGTCGTTGCTGCCCCAGTGAATGATGGCGCATGTTCTTGAAACTGATTTCCAACAAGGCTGCCACCCTCAATATAGTTCGTATAAATGGCGTGGCGCGTTGTTCTATAGAATGTATTGCCCGAAAACAGCACAGATCGCGGTTTTGTTGATCCAGAAATCTCTGTAACAAATCCGATTCCTTGCCCGCTATCCGAGCCAATAGTGCCGTTAACCGTATTGTCGATAAACCGCGCCTGGTTAACCCCCGGTAGAATAACGGCTATCAATAGGTTGTGAAAGTCACAGCTTAGGATATTTATGTCTGTAAGAATGGGCGGGCTATAGTAGTCATAGCCTATGCCGCGCTGTCTATTTGCCAGAAGACCGTCACCGTTGATGGTAAGGCCAAAAAAGGTAACGCTAGAACAAGTTCCGCTGAGTTTGAAGACGGCATTTCTGTTGGTATCGTCGGTACTTCCAGCCATACTTCCATAAGCATTAATGGCGGCGTTAAAGCCCCGCACGTAAATCTGTGAAGCATCTGTAAGAGTGACCGGTCCCTGCTTATACGTGCCGGCAGGGTAAAAAACATCCGCGCCCGCCGCAATAGCTGCCGTTATGGCTTCTTGGATCGCTGCCGTATCATCCGTAATACCGTCACCGACAGCGCCGAAGTCTTTAACGCTGAGCGATTCACGAAGCTTAGACTGAACAGTTCTTGCTTCAGCCCCTACGCCGGCCGCAATATACCCGATTAATGACGACCCGTTAGAAGCGGCTAACTGAGCAAGGATGTCGTTACCGACATTATCGACTGTCCAGATCTCGACGCCGGTAGCTGTCTCTAACCGCAGTTTATAGAGAACCCCTGTTAGCCAAACATTAGCCTCGCCGCGGGAGTCAAGAATAATCGGATTGCTGTTAGGCGTTCCTGCGGACGAACTGGTGTAAGTAGCTAAAGGTGTGGTTGTGCCAGCCGCGTAAGAATACAGCTTTCCCCCAACCAACGGATTTCCGTTAGCGTCAAAAAATTGAAGCTTGGGGGCCGGGGATAACGTAGCTGCGGTCATAGCATAATCCTTAATCTATCGGACCAGACACACAATTTAGTGTGGCGATAATCGAGGGAGTAGCGGGCCGGGTTGGCGATGCTCCTGCGGCTATGGCCGCTAATTGCACGTCTGTATTTGAAGCCCACCAAGCCAACTCTATGTAATCGTTTGCATTTAGGCTAACGAATAAATTTACAGTCATTAGCCCCGCGCCGTCTACGCCCGAATGTTTATTTAACACACTAAGCGTCGTATTGGAATCAGCTATATCGACGCCGTTCTTGCGAAACCAGACATTTACGTCATCGATGGCTGCGGTGCCTACATTTATGAACTGAGCGCTAAATTGGGTGTTGTAGACACCCGGCCGTAAGACCGTGAGCCGCGACGCAATAGCCCCGGTTATAGTGGTGCTGCCGACTTCTTGAGACGTATTTACCGTATAAACACCAGTCGCGCCATAAGTCCCAGAAACAAAACCAACTATCTTGGTGCCTAGCGTAATACCCGTGCCTGAAAGAGTCATGCCCATATAAATGGAGCCTGACGTTATTCCAGTAACGGTAAGAACTGTGCCCGCGCCCGGTGGTGTTCCGTCATCTATTGTTCCCGTAAATACCGCTGTAGTGTTATTTAGACACACATGGTCGGCCGCATCAGTCGTGTCAAAATACATGATCTGAACTGAAGTGTTAGTGGCGGCTAATTGATTACTATTGTCTTGAAACCCGCCATATGCGGCCTGTTTTATCTGAGGCGCGTAAACTGGCTGATTGTATAGCCCCTGAATGGCCGCGTTCAAATTTGCAGGATCAAATGGAGATAAAGTATTAGGAGACGATGCTAGATCATTGATCTGTCTCTCGATGTTAGCGGCGTCAAAAGACGGCCCCACGTTCAGCTCCGCCTGTTGAAGCGTCTGTTTTGCTATAGCTTCGATTGACCCCATAGGATCGGGACCAACGAGCGCGTCTTGAATACTGAAATCGTTAGTGCCGGCGCTAGTAAGATTGAATAGATTCAATAAGAACCGATACCACTCTCGCGATATTCTATCTGTGCCCGGTTCTAGAAATGGGACGCGCGGCGGCGTTATATTTGTGACGTTAGGCATTCGTCGCGCTCGCGTGCAATTCCGCGCCCATAATAGCTATCTTTACGGGATCAGTTCCAGACACCTCATAAACACGGTCGCGGATCTTCAATGTCATGCCCAACCGTCGCCAAAAAGCGCGAAACCCGAACTGGCCTATTTTCCCCATAGACGCCAAGTGTTCGTTAGACCACGTATGTCCACCATCATCCGACCATCGAAGCATCATTTCAGGGGATACGCCCTGACCGGTTCCATCAAGTCCGACTCCGGTTTCGCAATCCAATTGCAATGTATGGTGCGCAGATCTGTTTAAGTCATTTTGACCCGTCGGAAGCGCTCGCCAAGAACGCAGCCATTTTTGAATATCGTTGTTATCTTTATAAGAGTTCAAGTCAAAATAATAGACGTTACCATTTTCATAGTCGCCCACTACAATCCTGTTATTAAAGGACATTTGGCAATTAGCGCGATGGCGCGTGAAGGAGCCATTATTCCACCCGGCGCGTTCATGCCAAACTTCCGTTGAGGCGTCATAGACCCAAGTTGTGTTAGCGGACGGAAAATTGAGAACGTAGAAAAAATGTCCGTCTTGCTGGTAAGTATAGCCAACAGCGTCGGACATGTCGGTGTATTGTTGGATCTGCCATTCTACGGCGTGCGTTGAGATGCGTTTGCCGGTATAGCCTTGCGTTCTATAAACAATACCACGCCCGCGTGCATCGGCCCCTAGCCAAAATACGCAGTTATCCATCTTGGCCACAGAATAAGGCGCTATACAGCCAATTTCGTTATACGCCCCTTGCACCGGAGCCAAAGGAAAATCAGCCAACCCCGCGTCATACCAGACTTCGGTGGAATTGGTGCCAAATACCCACACTTCGCGGTGATCAACAATAAGCGCGACCACATTATCAGGCGAACCTTCGGCACTAGCAAAATCTAACGGATTAACCGACAAACCGTCCAATAAAGATGTTACCCAAATCTTTTGGCTGTTTGGCTCATTGTAAACAAAATAACCGTCTATATAGCCAACGGTAACTGCGCCAGTAAAATCAGCGTCAGAGATCGCAAGTAACTGATCTGTAAGTCTATTGTATATGTAGCCCGGACCATTCGCGGCGATAAATAGCTGCGTGCCATTATCGGCCATGCTTACGGGGCCAGAGCCATTTATCAGCCCTATATACGATGTTGTCCAAGACGTATTTATTTTATACAGGCCAAGACCAGATACGATATATCCTTCGCCGCCAAACGTATATAGGCCGCGAATGGGCCCAGTCCCGACAGAAGTTATAAGTGTCAGACCTGGCGCGCGATTGAGGAACGCCGGTTCTTTTCCGGCTTCAGGAACAATCTCAGGGAAAAGATTGACCATGCGATTGTCAGCCGCATTTACACTACGCGCTACATAAGACGAGCCAAGGATCGGCGTCTTCATTAGTAGTTCCCGGCGTAAATATTATAGCGCTGGCGGGTGCCCACGATGCTGTAAGGCAGCGCCATGATGTCATCAGGGTTATTGATGCGCTTCAGATTGCGCTTGCTATACATGGCGATGCGCTGCACCTGCGCTGACGGCTCGACGCCGAACTCAGGAGCCATTTCACAGGCTAGATTATAGCGAAATGCGCGAAGATAGCCGGGCGGGAACGTCAATGACGTAGCCAGAGTAGCCGGCTGCGTCAGCTCCTCGACCGAAATGAAATGCCATTCCAGCAGCCGCAACGGCACCGGATAGATGAACATTTCAATGTCAGGGAAAGTCATATTCACGAATATGACCTGCGGATATGTCGAGGTCACAGTTTTGACGGCGATGCCATCATACTGCTGCTGATTGATGAATTTGATCCCGTAGGACACATTGGTCTGCGGATCGCGGAAGTAAGTCGCGTCGTCTAGCAAAACCGGGCGGTTGCCGACGAAATCGCCGGTCGGGCCAAGGGTCTGGCTTCTAAGACCGGGAGTCCATAGAAAGGTTTGATCTTGCGTCGAAAAGACCGCTAGACGTTCCGTGTTCCACGAGTCGATCATTTGATTCAGAGCGCTCAACGAGTCTTGCGACATCGCGGCCGAGGGCGTTTCGCCTTCTGCGAGGACGCCCAGTAGTCTCAGGGCTCCGTTGATCTGATCGCCCGCTGTCGTCGTCATTCGGATCGAACCTTTCCCAGCCGTTCTCTTCGTCGGCTTCGGCTTCCATTTCTAGCGTGGCAATCTTAACGCCATGACGCTCATGGCGCAAATAAATAAGGGCCATTTTTCACCTATGGTAAGGGCCAGACGGGCCGTAGCCCGTCTGTAAGATTGAATTAGGACGCCAAAAGCGGGACTGAATACCAAGTCGTCGAGTCATACGCCACCAGAAGCGAGGACGTATAAGCCGCAAGAACGTAATTCGAGTCCGCTGCGATGGCATTTACAGCATCGCCAGACGCCGGCCAAACCTTCAGAACAGCGTTAGCATTATTCTTTAGGATGACCGTGCGGCCTGCAACAGCCGGCGGCAGAAGGACACCTTTAGTGCCGTCAGCCGCTGAAACCAGCGTAAAACCATCCGAAACAGCCGCTGCGTTGGCCTGCGTAGAGCCCGCCGCCGCAACAGTAGCCGATTTCAGATAGAGGCCGCCAGTCGTGGTAATATCGCCTGCCGAGACAGAGGTAGCGCCGGAGATAGTGCCTCCACTGATCGTCGCACCCGTGATGGTCGTGCCAGCAACGAGTTCGGGATCAGAGAAGGCAACACCGACAGCTTTAGTGTTAGGCATTGCCTTCTCCTATAGTTACGCGATGCGATAGATCGAATAAGCCGCCGTGCCCGTCTTGCGGAAACGGAAGATAGCCGAGGATGGCGTGGTCGCGCCGTCGATGACAACCGCGCTGCCGACGATGCTGTTGCCCGTGCCCGCGCCGAACGTCACGTCATTAGCGGCGTTGTCACCGATGTTGATGAACACAACATCAAACGCCGCGTTGACTGCAACGCTTGGGAAAGCCGCGTCAATCAGCGCGCCCGTCGGGAACGTGTAGGTGCCAGCATCCGTGCCACCGGAATCCATCGTCACAATGCCAGCCGCCAGATTGGCAGCCGTAACCGTAACGGTAGCGCCGGTCAGAACCGCCGGAGCGCCCTGCGGAAGAACCAGCGGTTCGGTGCGGTTGCCCGCCGAATACTGGTAGCCGCCATCGCCATTCGGGATGCCGCTGTAGGGGCCAAACGTCTCAAGCGGGTAAGCCGCATTCGCAGTAGTCGTCATGGATTAACTCCTTGAATTAGAAAAAGAAGGGGCCGAAGCCCCCTCTAATGTTAGCCCCACAGACGGACAGCCATCTGCGGACGAATGACCGAATAGCCATACAGCACGTCAATACGGCACGGCAGGCGGTCGTTATTGATGTCATACTGACGCACGACGCGCAGGCTGATACCATTGTGGACCTGACGCGAAGCCATGTCGACGCCCTGCGGCATAAGCAGGTCGGCGGTGGCGAACGCGATGGCGTCACGATGATAGATCAGGTTCTGCGGATACTGCGTCGAAGCAGAGCCGTAGAAGGTGACAGCCGCGCCGGAAACCGGCAGAGCGTCAACCGTGGCGAGAGCCTGACCAGCCGAATACATCGCCGGAACAGTGACCGTCGCGGTGGTCGACGCCGTAACGTCAGCCAGAGCCACGAACTGATACAGCGAGCCGGTGGACTCACGGGTCTGCGGGTTGACGGCGTAAACGCTGCCAATCGTGAACACGTCACCGGCCTTGATCGTCGTCGAGCCAAGGCCCGTCAGGACGATGCTGGTCGAACCTTCGGTCGTGACCGAGGTGCTGACCGTCACGGTGCCGGCGCGCGAGCCGGTCGTGAACTGCTTGACCGACTGCGACATATTCAGCTCATCATAGCCGAGGATGCCTTCGCCGAACATGCCGTTCTTGAACTGCTTGCTGATGGCCGAAACCGGGTTGAACAGGCCCTTCATGCCTTCGATCAGCGCAGCGTTAGCAGCCGGGTTAACCGTCGCATAGCGCGGCGACATGACAGCGGCGTTCTCGTTCAGCTTCTGCTGCGCCTGCAACAGAACGAGCGAGGTGGCCGGGGTCGTGCCGGGCGTGCCGACCGAGTTGCCGATGTATTTGAAGGAGTTCGCAACGTCAGCGTCGATGCTGGCGGCGAGCTGCGAAATACGCGGCTTCAGAACACGTTCCGCGAAGTCGTCCAACTGCATCGTCAGTTCGGCGGTCGTGAAGTTCACGCCGATGTGCTTCTGCGACGAGACGGTCAGGGTCGTGTACTGCTCGTTGTCGTCCTGAACCTGAAGCGCAGCGCCGTCCGTGACCAAAGCGCGGTCGGGCAGGCGGATACGCAGGGTCGAGCCGACCTTCGCGCCTTCAACGGCGAAAGAGTCGTCATACTGGCGGTTAACGGTGCGCGTCAGGACAAGGTTGTTTTCTAAGATCTCCAACGCTTTCCGGGTAATCATGTCGATTGTAAGAATCGAGTTACTCATCTCGTAGTCCTTTCAAGAAGCTAAGAAGACTTAGCGTCTGTTTTGCGCTTCCCACTTCTTGATCTGGCGCAGCCGTTCCGCTTCAATCCATTCCGAGGTTGACATCGACTTTATAGACCGTGGGTCTGCCGTATCATACCGGGGGCCTGAGTTTGACCGGGTAGCCGTGACAGGAGCAAGAGGTGCGGGCGCGGTTGAGGTTTTCTTAACCGGCGGGTTCGTGGTCAAATTGACCTCGATCTTCCCGATCTCTTTTGCCTGCAAGACAGGCGGCAGTTTGGAAATCCGCCCGGCTTCTTTTGGATTGGAGCCAAGGTAATAAATTACCTCTGGACCAATATCAGAAGCCTGGATGGCTTGAGCCATAACGTCCGTGACAGGAAGGTTCGGGTTATACGCGACTTGTTCAAAGTCCTCGTATCGGTCCCTAGCCTCTTCCTCACGGTCCTTATAGGACTCCAAGATCGCTGCCTGTTGAGCTGCGGCCTCGCGCTGGGCTAGAAGATCACGAGCCTTTTGCTCCGCTAACGCTTCCGCGTATTGCTGAGCATTCTCGAAATCATCCGGCGCAGGTGGAGGTGCGGCGGGCGTTCTAGCCTGCTGCTCCGCAAGCCGTTGGGCCTGCTCTCTTTCCCATTTGCGCTGTTCTCTTGCAAGGCGCTTGCTTACAATCGCGTCCAACTCTTCCTGAGAGAACGATTTTGTAGGCTGCTGTTCCTCCGGCGTCGTATCAGCAGATTCCGGTGCTGCCGTAGCTTCCGGTTCCGGCGCGGGGCTGATTTCCGCTACAGCCTGTTCGTCTTCGCTCACGCGATGCTCCTATACCTAGCTATCCGGCTAGTCGGTTCACTCCTTATATTACATAGACAAATGTTTTGTCTACCATTAAGGGAGCGAGGCTTTAATTGCGTCGAGTTCAGCTTTCAGTTCCTGAACAGCCTTAATAAGCGGCGCAATAAATTCTTCGTACCGCAGACCCTGTTCGCTATCCGGGTCCGCCGCATCAGTCAGAACCCAACCGCCAAAGTCCACACCAGCGGGAAGCGCTGTTTTAACTTCCTGCGCGATCAGACCGAAATGCTGGCGCTTTCCTGGAACAGCCGTAATAGTCACTTTTGATGAATCGGCGGCGTCACGGTCGATGATATTTCCGCCAACTTTGAATTTATACGCGACAGGGCGCAGAGATTCGATGAAATCGAGCCCCAGAGGGGAGTCGATAATTTCGGTTTTTGCGTTTACGTCAGACGTCTGAATAGTGCCATTGACAGCCCAAACAGCAGACCAACGCGCGCCGCTCGCGCCTAATGTATAGGCGTTATCCGAATCCGGTTTAGTTATAGCACCAAGTTGAAGTTCGGATGCGGTAATTTTAAACGGCTGATAGCTTGCGGCTAGTGTATTGTCAGTCGCGTCCATAGACGCATTAACTGACGTAGTGGCAAATCGAATGCCTTTAGTTGTTCCAGCAACGCCAAAAGCAAAGTTACCGTCAGCTTTGTAAACGTAGAATTTAGTGCTGGCCAGAGGCGCTGCGCCGATGCCAACGTTGCCCGTGCCGACAGAATTAAGAGAAATATTACCAGAGCCCTTACCATCAATTTTAAGAGCTTCATTCGTTCCGCTAGACGTAACCGCGAGAGCGACACCGGCAGCAGCCGCAGCGCCAGTAACGGAGACACCTGTGGCGACGCTGGCGGTGCTTGAGTTAACGGTCCAGACTGGATTAGTCGCGCCATTTGCGCCGACTGTAAGAGCGGTTGCAGACGCAGCCGTAATGGTCGTAGCGCCAGATGACATGGTTCCAGAGACAGCGGCATTGCCGCTTTTATCGACAGTAAACGATCCTGTAGTCGCCCCGGATACTGACAAATCGAGTAGTTTTGACGACGCGGCTGAAGCTGTATTCGTAACAGCCATTTTGATCCCGCTATAGGACGTGCCCACAGCGGTCCAAGAATCAGTAAGATTATAAATATAAGCCATTACGCCCTCGTCTCTATTTCAACGCCCGCGCGGTCTAGAATCGGAACATCGGAACGGTCAAAAATGGTCTGCGAGGGGATCGGCCCCGAACCACCTTCGCCAATAGCAGGCATAAACGGCCCTAATCCACCCTCATATGACGCAGGATAGATCTTCAACTGCGGTCTTAACCGCAGTTCATCACCAAATATGCAACGCAGTCGGATCGTCATGCGTAATAGCTAACATTCAGTTTGGCGCTGGCCGTCACTTCAATAAACTTGATCTTATTGAAGTCGCCATCATAGCTGAGAGACGCGCCGACGAAAATCGGCATGCCGACGCTCGCCGTAGGGTCAGTTCCATCATCGCGCCAACGCACATTCTGCGTCTCCGGCACGATCAGAGCCAGCGTCGCTCCTTGCGGAACGGTCAGACCGGCAGCGGAGCTAAGCGACGTGATCTGCTGATAGCCCAAGCAGACAGTAGTAGATTTCAGACCCATAATGCCCTCTTTAGGCTAGGAATTTCAATTTATACAGCGTTGAGAGATATAAGTCTACAATGCCGTCGATGATGTTCTGGATGGCGGAGTCGTCTTTATACTCTTTACGCGCCTCTTCGATCTCTTTCAGAGAATCTTCAAGAAATTCAACGACATTATTGGTCTTTTTAGCAGAATGCAGCGTGATCGGTCCAATCAGACCGTATCGGCCTTGATAGGCTTCAGCCAAATCATCAGCCAAATCGATGACTTTTTCATAAAAACCGCCCAGAGCCTTGTGTTTGGCGTAGCTGCGCGTGTTCAAATGCACCGAATGGGTCACATCGCGGGCTAAAAACAAATGTCCAATCAGATCCGCGCAGCTCATTGTCCCATTTCCCTCATTGGCGTGTTGCCCGGCACGATGTCGCCCATGTCCAGCGCCGCCGCGATGGTGCCTTGAACAATGTCCTGCACCTGTTCAGGCGTCATGCCCGCCTGCATGGCCGACAGACGCTTGGTTTCGGCGTCATAAGCCTTAATCTGCGCGTTTTGCTCGTCAATCGCCAGCTTCTGCATCTCATAGGACTGCATAAGCTGCTGGATCTGGGCCGTTGTGGCCTCCATTTCCTGCGCCATTTGCTCCATCTGCATACGCATGGCCTGCGCTTCCGGCGATTCGTCGGTGTCCTGAAGCACTTTTGGGTCAAGCATTTTCTCAAACCGTTTGGCCATCGTCTCAGAGCCTGGCCAGTCCATGTTTTTGACGAACAGATCGCCCGCAACCGACCAAAGCGCCGGATTCGTCTGGAGGATCTGGCCCATCGTGTCCATAGCTTCCTGCTTACGGGTCATGTAGCTGGGGCCAGAGGACACATGCACGTCGTAAGTGCCGACGTTCGGATTGTAGATCTTGGCGATCTCAATACCCTCTTCGTTGACAATCTTGCGCACCGCCTCCGGTTGAGCCGGATTGATGCGCGCCATGTCCACTTCGCCCTCGACGTTGATGATGCGAGCCACGCGCTGCGTGTCGTAGATCTTCGGGATCAAATCGACGAGCTGACGCGCGACGTATTTTACCGCGCGCGCGAGGTTGTCGACATAATGATAAGTACTCGTGTCGCCTTGCCGCTCCCGAGCGAGGATCGCACGACCCGTCCGCTCGTTGGAAGTCGCCCCAATGCTACTATCGTACTGGCCAGTGGTCGACTTGATGTCTTCGCCAGCCCCCATCTTGGCTTGAATAAGGCCCGTTTGAGCCATCGGAGGCTGGGCGCGTTCAGGTAGCGGTAGCGGGTTGCCGGCTCCGTCGGTAACATCGGGATTGACCTCCAGATACGGCCAGTTGTTCGTATTGGCCGTCTTCCAGTTGGTTTCGTAGCCTTCGAACTGGCCGCCATAGCCGATGAACGGCGCTTTGGGGGCCAGCGCCAGCATTTCCGCTTCTTGGCTGACCCAGTAGTTATACATGCGCTGCGCGTCTTTAGCGTTACGCACTAGACCGCTAATGTAGATCTGACCGTCGACCTCGAACTCGTTGCCGATCACGCGGACGACGGGGATGTATTTACCCGCCCACTCGCGTTCTTCCAGCACCTCGTAGCCGTTGGTTTTGATCCACATGACTTTACGACGGTCGCTCTCGCGGCTGCGCAGCGGCTTGCCATACGCGGTTCTTAATCGACGATCCTCCGGCGTGCCATCGAACGCCGTAATATTGTCTGGGTAGAGATTGAGCTTGGCGCGCTTAGTGTCGACGTAAAAATACTCTGCGATGCGGACAGTCTCTTGACTGACCCACATGCTGAGCGTCTGGTCGCCCACACCCTGACTCATCATACCTGTGACAGGCGTGGCGTCGGGGTACATGCGCTCATATTCAGCTTTCGGAATGTCTTCCGTAATAAAGCACCAATTCGCGTCCTGACCGCACGGGTCTTGGATCATCGGGTCCATATAGACGCTGAAACTGCTACGGACGCGAGCAATTTTAAGATCCTGTTCGAAAGAGTCTTCTTTCGTGTATTCCGTCAGAATGCGGATATAGCCTTCGCCGTATGTGACCTGGTTGTCGCAGGCCGTGTCATAGGCAACGTCGGCGTCAGACATATACTCGATATGCCGCACGATGCCGTCGAAGATCTCCGCGACCTCCGGATCCGCGTTCTCGTCGGCGGGGATGACGCGGGCGGTCGGGCGGTTCTGGCGTTGCTCGTTGGTCACGAGGCGCACGTGCTGCGGCAGCTTGTTGATTGTCAGGCACGGGCGCGCGTTGATCGTCTGGCCCTGCACCGCGCCGCGTGTCGCCAACACGTCTGCCGGCCATTGCCAAGCGTTGTCCGGCGAGCCCGCCATGAACCGCAGATCGTCTAGCTCGTCTTCGCGGCTGTCCGAATAGGCTGCCATCGCCACCGTAAAGCGGTGACGCATGGTGGCCAGACGGTCATCGTCCGGGTTATCGCTGACCTTGCCAGCCGCTACGACATCATCAGCTTGCATTATTTTTTCTTCTTTGCGGCTGCGCGCTTCGTCGAATAGGCGATGGCGACGGCCTGCTTGACCGGCTTACCAGCGGCGACTTCGGCTTTGATGTTTTTACGGAAGGCGTTTTTGGATGTGGACTTGACTAGCGGCATTACTTCTTCCTTGTCTTAGCAGACTGCTTGAACGCCTTGGCGGTCGGTGCGCCCTCTGCGCCCGGCTTGCGCATCTTCTCGCCCGACCCGGCTTTGATGCGCGCGCGCTTAGCGTGAATGTTGGCGTAGAGGCCCGGCTTACTTGCCACAGTTCCACCTCTTCATTGACGCCTTCGCCCGCTCCGCGTTCTTCGACTTAGCGACCACGCCGCCCATGCGCGCGCAGAACGACTTTTTACGCCCCTCGTCCGCCTTCGTCTTAGGGTTGGGAGCCGGCGGCTTCAGCTTGCTGCCCGTCGCAGCATTATATTTGGCTCTGCCCTTGGCCGTCAGCCCAGCGCCCGCCTTAGTCGACAGCTTCTCGCCGCGACCAACGGATAGCGATACGGACTTCTTCGCCATTAGTGACCCATCCATCCTGAAGAGGCTGCGTTGCCACCATAGGTCATGCGCGGTCGATTGTCCACTGGCCTCGCCTCCCTGTGCGCGACCGGATACGCGAACGTCACGGCGATAGCGTCGGCGGCGTCGGGACTGGCCAGTCCCCTCGCCTTCATGTCCTTCTTGCTCTCTAGGAATATAGTCCCCTTCGAGTCCGGCTTCATCATCGGCCCGGTCAGGTCGCTCTTGAGGAACCGGTCGTTGGGGATGGAGGCTGTCTTGAGCCACTCCCGCATGGCGTGCCACATCTCAGCCCGCTTGTTTCCGAACATGATTGGACGATTTGACCGTTGCCCAAAGTTTACGCCCCTGATCTTATACCGTTGCTCCTTCAGCCGGTCGACCACGCCCGCGCCTAGGCCGCCCTCGTCGATCACGACCATCGCTGGCCTGAACTCTTCTATGATGTCGATGACCCTGCCCACCACCTCCATCGTGTCGTCACCGCGGTAGCGTCGGATGCCGATGATGTCGCGGCCCTGCCGGATAGCGATGACCGTAGCGTCCGCCCCAAACCGCGCCGGGTCCACGCCCACGATTATCGGCGCTGTCTGGTCCTTCTGTGGTGGCCGTGTCTGCGCGTCCATGACCAGCGATGACGGTATGAACTGGTCATCCGATGCGTTGGGGAACGCTCCGTAGACCTCGACGTGGGCTTGGCTTGAGTCAGGTCCGTATTCGTCGATAATTTGCTGATAGACTGCCTTATCAGTTCCCTCCACGCTTCTGGCGTCAACAACCTTTGTTCGCCAGAACTCGCGTTTACTGTTGAAGCACTCGTAGAAATATCCGCTGTTGCGGCGGGGGTTGCTGAAAGCAAGCCAAAAACGATTAGGAGTGTTCTCTGTAAAGAAGCCACTGGCCACGCTCCATATACTGTCGTCAATACCACTGGCCTCGTCGAACACGAGCATGACGCCCGCGAAGTTGTGCACGCCCGCGTAGCTGTCCGGGTTCTCAGCCGACCACAGCCGCCCCTCCACGCCCCAGTAGCGTGTGCCTAACTTCAGATCCCGCTCCACCAGCTCCGCGATCCACTTGGCCGGTAGCACTCGCGTCGCGGACACCTCGAACCAGTGGGTGTTGAGGCTCATGGACAGCCACTTGGTGATCTCAGCCCAAGTGACGCTGCGGAGCTGCGCCTCTGAGTTAGCCGACACGATGGTCGTCGAGCCTATGCGCGTGGTCAGCATCCAGATCACAAGCCAGCTAACGAGGGCCGACTTGCCGATACCGCGCCCCGATGAGGTGGCCATGCGGAACGTCTCATAGTCTATACGGCCATTGTTCTCACGGATGTGATCCCGCAGGTCCATCAGCACCTGCAACTGCCACTGACGCGGGCCTGTGAAGCCCTCCAGCGGCGTGCCGGCCTTACCCCACGGGAACGCCATCCTCACGAACGCGACCGGATCGTTCTTCACCTGCGCCGACCATAGCGTCGCCATCAGCTTCTGTTCTTCGTCCGCGCTATAAATCGGAACTTG